CGCCAGGAGGTGCGCCCCGAGTCCGACCTCGTTCGCCCCCATCGCCCCGAGGAGGCGCTCGATGCGGACCACGGGCGCAGTCGCCTCATCGACCGGTCGCCGCAGCGTCACGTAGCCGAACCCGACCTGCTCGATGCGCCGCGTCTCGAAGTCGCCGAGCCAGGCCTCGTAGAGCCGCTCGAAGTCATCGGTGCCGGGGCGGGTGCCGCCGTCTCGGATCCAGGTCTCGGCGTAGGCGGCTGGGTCCTGCAGCTCGCGTTCGACCACCCACACGTCGAGGGGCACGAGACCGCGCGCCGCCCAGTCGGAGACGGAGTACGCGCCCTTCTTCGCCGGTGAGCCGCCTGCGCCGGCGGACTCCCAGTTGCCGAGCAGCTGAGCGATGCCGCCCGGGGCCAGATGCCGCCCGACCTCGCCGACGACGGACGCCACGAGGTCGTCGCCCTCCATGCCGCCGTCCCGGTACTCGTACTCGGGCACCCCCTCGAGGCGCGGCGTGATGACGAAGGGCGGGTTGGAGACCACATGGTCGAAGGTCTCGCCGGCGACGGGCTCGAAGAGGCTGCCCAGGCGGAACTCGATGCCGTCGATCAGGTTCAGTGCGGCGTTGAACGCCGCGAAGTCGAGGGCACGGCGCGAGATGTCGGTGGCGACGACATGCCGCGCGTGCCGAGCGACGTGCATCGCCTGGATGCCGCAGCCGGTGCCGAGGTCGAGCGCTCGATCGACGTCGCGCGGAACGATCAGCCCGGCCAGCGTGGCCGAGGCGCCGCCCACGCCGAGCACGTGGTCTTCGCGCAGGGCGCCTCCGAGGGCGAGCTCGCCGAGGTCGGAGGCGATCCACCACGCGGCCTCGCCGACCCCGTCGACGAACGAGTAGGGGCGGAGATCGACCCGCGCCCGGACGGTCGGGGCGGTCGTCTGCGAGGTCGACGCCGACGCGGTGGTCGGTGCCGACGCGGTGTCGAGCTCGATCAGCCCGAGGGACTCGGCCCCGTCGACGCCGAGGGTGGGCAGAGCGCGCTCGACGTCGGCCCGGGGCTGCGGATAACCGAGGATGAACAGCAGAGCGAGGGTCGCCGCCGGGCGGATGCCCTCGTTGGACTCGACGCTGCGGCGGAGTGCGCGCCGGGCCGCGACCCGCTCACCCCGGAACAGCGCGGCACCGGCCGTCGGCCCCCACGCGTCGGGACCGCTGAGGCGATCGACGGTGAACCCGGACGACGACAGGTCGGAGCGGAGACGGGCGAGCAGAGCAGGATCGGTCGAGACGAGAGGCACGCCCCCATCTTTCCGCACCTGTCATGGTGCCGTCCGCGGCGGTCGCGGCCCGCGCCTCCTCGGCTCCGCCCTGGCCTCGGTGCCGAACCCGATCGTACCGGGCGACTTCACCGGGCCGAACCCGACCGCGTCGGGCGACTTCACCGGGCCGAACCCGACCGTTCCGCTCTCGATGCCGTCCATAACGTGGCGTCGTGCGGGGTTCAGCCCCGGTGTGGTCGCGATTTGCACACCCGGCGGGGCGGGGCGGACGACGCCCGGACGTGCGAGAGGCCCCCGTCACCGGGGGCCTCTGGGCGACTCGTGGAGCCGCGTGCATTCCGTGGAGCTAAGGGGATTCGAACCCCTGACCTTCTCATTGCGAATGTGGTCCCACCCGAATGCGTGTGCATGAGTGTCCGGTGGTGTGCCCGCCGTTATGCGGATCGGCCCCTGATCCTCGTGACTGTGCCGAACTGTTCCTGATTCGCGTTGCCCTCCGTCTGCCCTCCGGCGGGGTTGCTCAGCGCGGCGAGCACGTCGTCGCGCGGGCTCTCGGCCAGGTGGGCGTAGCGCATGGTCGTGGCGAGGGATCGGTGGCCGAGTAGGCGGCCGACCTCGGCCAATGGGATGCCTGCCTGCAGCAGCCAGGACGCGTAGGTGTGGCGCAGGTCGTGGATCCGCACGTGCCCGACCTGCGAAGCGTCGACGGCGGGCTGCCAGATCCGCTTGCGCCAGTTGTCGATGTCCTCGGGGACGCCCTTGTGGGCGAAGACGAGCGCGGTCCGGGTCGGCGCCGCGGGGATGAGGACCCAGTCGGCGAGGGGCACCTCGCGGCGCAGCTTGCCCTTCGGGTACGGCAGCATCGTGCCGGTGCTCGTGTCCCACGTCTCGACGAACGCGACGATGCCGCGGCCGCGCTCGACACGGTGCGAGTGCAGGCCGGCCATCTCTCCCCAGCGGGCGCCGGTGCCGACGAGGAAGTCGGCGATCGCGCGATCCTCGGGGTCGAGATGCGCGGCGATGCGCGCGTACTCGTCGCGCGTCAGGTAGCGGTCGCCGCCGGGGCTGACCGCGGGCAGCTTGATCTTGAACGCGGGGTTCGTGTCGAGGACCTCGGCGTCGACTGCCGCCGAGAGGGACGCGGAGAAGATGCTGACGATGCGGCGCACACTGGCGCCGCTGAGCGTGTAGGTCGTCGCGCTGTCGCCCTCGCCGCGGGTGAAGACCTTCCGCATGAGCTCGGCGACCCAGGCGTTCACGTCGTGCCGGGTGATGCGCGCCAGGGGGACGTCGTTCCACCGGGGCCTGATGTGCTTCTCGAGGGGCGAGAGGTCGCGGGCGAGCGTGCCAGCTGAGACCGTGCGCGCGGGCCACCAGGTCGTGCACCACTCCCCCCAGGTCGCGAGCGATGCGGACGGGTCACGCCACCCTGCCTTGCGGGAGGCGGCCTCGGCTAGCTCTGCTTCGCGGCGGGCGCGGGACTTGTGGGAGAAGGTGCCGACGCTGCGGCGCTTGCCGTCGGCGTCGCGGTAGAGGCCGGCGTGCTTGCCGGAGGTCTTCTGTTCGGTCCAGGCCATCAGCTGGCGTTCCTCTCGGTGCGGGTCAGCTGCGCCATGCGGGCGACGAGCATGTCAGCGGTGACACCGAGCTCAACGGCCCAGCGGCCGGGGTCGGAGGACCAGCGCATGAGGTCGAGCAGCTCGGCCTCGTCGATGAGCCGGAGTGACGCGACGCGGTCGGCGTTGCGTTCCATGCGGAGGTCGAGGAGGGGGACGCCGGTCTGGCACTCGTCGCGCTCGGCGTGGACGAGCTCGTGGGCGAGGACGGACCGCTCGAGGGCGGCGCGCATGCGGGGCTTGATGAGGATGGCGCCGAGCTGGGGTACGTACCGGCCGAAGTCCGCGTGTAGCGGGTATTCGATGATCGAAACCCCCAGTTCCGCCGCGTGCTGTCGCGGTACGTACTGGGTCACGGTGTGTGGTCGTCCTCCTCGACTTCTTGGGCGTCGCTCTTCGCGGCGTACGGAAGTGACTGGACTTCATCTTGGGTGGAGCCACCGACACCAGCCCATGCCGGGTGGTCGACGGTGACGGGCTGCTCGAGCACTTCGCCCTCGCCGCGGTTCAGGCGGCGGAGCATCTCCTGTGCCAGCTCGAGCTCGCTGTACTCGGACAGCCCGAGCCCTCTCGGCAGGACGACGTCGCCGGTCAGCTCGCCCTCTTCGAGGTAGCCGGCGGCGACGAGTGCACCGAGCGGGCTGACCTTGTAGGCGCGGGCGACACGGATGACCTGCTCGGCCTTGGGGTGGTTCTTGCCGGAGACCCATCGGCTGACGGTTCCGTTGTCGACGCCGGCGGCCTTGGCGATGTCCGACTGGCGGATGGCGGGGGCGGCGGGGCCGGCGAGAGCGGAGAGGTAGGTCATCCAGGGGTTGTCGTTGTGCACGAGGCACGACCTTAACAGCGAATGATGCACGCGCGCAACATATTTAGGCATGTACAAACCCGGAAACTCACGGGCATTCACTGGCAGTGCGGCGTGTACACGAACAAGAGCTTTGCGCGTCCGCAACAACGGGGTTACCTTGTGTGCATGCAGACAACCCGAACCGATGCAACACCGGGTCCTCCTGGTGGCCAGCTGATCCTGAACGTCGCCAAGCTCAACGAGCTTCGCCGGGCACACGAGCTCACCAGTGACACCGACCTCGCCCGCCTCCTCGGCGTCAACCGCACGACCCTCTACCGGGTCATCGCCGGTGGCGCTCCCTCCAACGCCTTCATGGCCCGCATGAAGATCCAGTTCCCCTCGGTCCCCCTCGACTCCCTCTTCACGGTCGACCGGCTCGCCGCGACGCTGCACCAGGTGCCGGCGTGAGCGCCCGCCTGACCGTCAAGGAAGCAGCCGACTACGCCAAGCGCAGCCCGGACTGGGTCCTAAAGGCCTGCCAGTCCGGCGCCCTCTTCGCAACGCAGCGAGTCAAGGGCGGCAAGTGGTCCATCCGCGAGGAGTCGATCGACCACTGGCTCGACGGCACCCCTGACCCCGCTCGTGCGGCGGTCGAGCAGTTCGCCAAGAGCGCGTAGCTCTCCCCCACCAGCAGCATCTTCCCCGGCCCCCGCAGCTCCGACTCTGCGGCCTGGCCCACACCCCTAAGGGCATCCCATGCAAGACATCAAGAGCGAAGTGCGCCCTGAAGTGGCCATTCGCGTGCGGAACGGCGGCCGCCTCATCCCCGCCGAGTGGTCCTCGACCCTCGCCAGCACCAACCGCGCGGTCGACGCGATCCTCACCGAGCAGCCCGGCGCTGGTGCCTATCTCGAGAGGCACGTCTACCCCGACGGGTACGGGCGACGGCACCTCGATAAGCCCTGGTGGTTGGCCCGCTGCGACGCTCACCCTGACGGGGCGATGATCCTGAACTCGGGTCACCACTTCGACGAGGGGACGCTTGACGACGCTCGCGCGTGGATCGCTCTTCACAACGCTGAGGAGCACGCCTCGTGATGGGCGTCTGGTTCCCTCGCCGTCCGCTGCCGAAGCGTGAGGCGGAGCGGTGGGTCGACGAGCACAACCCGTTCGCCGCGGGGTCGCCCGAGGCGCAGATGTTCGAGCAGTACTTCTGGCTGTCGCAGGTGCAGCGCCGTGAGCGCCGCTCGTGGTCGCGCTGGCTGGTTCTCGTGTGGATCAGCCTCGCGGTCGTCGCCGGCGTGCTGCGCTGGTTCGCGCCTGAGGGTGATGGGCTGCTCACTCTGGTGTGGCTGTTCGGCCTGGCGGCGGTTGGTCAGCTGTGGTGGGACGCTCTCGCGGACCGTCACCGTGCTGAGGCCGACCGATGAGCCGCCGCAACGAGGCCGTCAACCAGATGGTCCAGAAGACCGGGCTGTATCAGAGCCTGAACGCCTACTACCGTCGCTCTCTCGTCGCCCTCCTGCGGGATGCGTACGACGCTGGCCACCGCGACGCGGAGCTGAGCAAGTGAGCGCGCCGGCGCCGGTCGTCGACGTCGTCGAGGAGCTGTTCGCCTCCCTCGACTTCGAGCTGCCGTGTGAGTCGTTCGCTGGCTGCGAGGAGTCGGCGGCCGCGGCCCTCGCGTGCCGCTTCTGCCCGCACGCATTTTTCGCCTGCGTGGAGCACCTCGCATGGATTAGACGGCGTGCGGAGGAAGCGAGAGAGACCGGCTGCCGCAAGTGCCTCACCTACCAGCCGACGCTCGCCGAGCTCGTGGTCGTCACGCCGGTGCACTCATGATCGTCGCGGGGCTCGACCTGTCCCTGACGTGCAGCGGCGTGACCGTCCTCCACGACGGCGAGGCCGATCTCTATCAGGTGAAGTCCAAGGCCCCCACCGACGACGGCGTGCTCGCGACGTGGGAGCGCATCCAGTATTCGGCGGCCCGGATCGTCCGCCTCATCCCCGAGGGCGCGTTCGTGAACGTCGAGTGGGCGTCGTACGCGTCGAGGTTCGGGCAGCCGGACGAGCGGAACGCGCACCGGTGGCTTGTCGCCGGAACCCTCGCGAAGCGCGGCTGCCACGTGGTGAAGACCGCGCCGACGACCCGGGCGAAGTACGCGGCCGACAGCGGCAAGGCCGACAAGGCGGACGTACTCGAGACGATGCGCGCCCGGCACCCGGGCCTCGTGATCGCCGACGACAACGTGGCCGACTCTCTCGCCCTCGCGGCGATGGCGGCCCGCTACCTCGGGGAGCCGATCGACGGCCCCCCGACCAAACCCCAGACCGAGGTCATGCGCGGCTTGCGCTGGCCGAAACGAGAAGGAGCAACACGATGAGCATCCAGTTCAACAACGGCAAGATCGAGGACCAGTACAACGGTCTCGTCGACATGCAGCAGGAGCTGCTGGCGTTCGGCGACACGGACCGTGTGACGGCGATCGTGACCTACGAGGTGACGAAAGACGTCCGGGATCGGAAGAAGGGCGAGACGTACCCGGTGGTGCGTCCGACGCACATCGAGCCGATCACGTCGCCGGCGGCGCTGCGCACGGCGCAGGAGTTGCAGGTGTCGGCCTACCAGGTGCGCACCGGGGAGACGGCGCTCGACCTGCCGGACCTCGACGACGACTCGGTGCCGACCGCGGCCGAGTACGACGCGATGGACGACGCTGCGGCGGACGAGCGATGAGCGCCGCGGTGAAGGATCGGCTCGCCGACGTCGTCGCCCGGGCCGGAGCTTCGGACACCGACCGTGAGGCGTGGCTGGCCGAGCGCATGGGCGGCGTGACCGCGACCGAGATCCGCGACCTGTTCATGCGGAAGATCACCGTGAAGCAGCTGATCGACCTGAAGCTCGGCCGCCGTGTCGACACCTTCAGCGGCAACCAGTACACCGCCTGGGGCAAGACGCGGGAGCCGGAGATCGCGGCCGTAGTCGCGTCGGTCTACCCGATCGCGGCCGAGTCGCGCGTCTTCCACGCGGTCGACAACCCGCGGTTCCTCGCGTCGCCGGACGGTCTCGGTGTGATCGGCGACGTCGTCGTGTCGGAGATTAAGACGTCGAAGCACGACGTCACGGTCGGGTCGCCCGCGTTCGAGGCGGCCGGCTACCGGGCGCAGATGACCTGGGCGATGCGGGTCCTCGGTGCGAAGCGGTGCCTGTACGTGTCCGAGCGGCACGACAGCGACTGGCAGGACCGCGGTGGCCAGTACTTCGAGCCCGCCCCGCTGGGTCTCGTGCCGGTCATGGAGTGGGTCGAGTACGACGAGGCCCTGGCGAAGCAGCTCGAGACGATCGCGGTCGGGTTCCTGGTGGCGCTGGACGCCGCTCGTGCCGGGGATGCCCCGGAGGTCGTGATCGACGAGGAGCTGGACACGCTCGCCCTGAACTACCTCCGCGGTCTCGAGGCCGAGAAGGAGGGCAAGGCGCTGAAGGAGTCGTCGTACAAGGCGATCGTCGCGCTGGTCGACGCCGGTGAGCCGGTGGTGCAGGAGTCGTCGCTGGCGCGGGTGTCGTGGTCGCCGGAGGTCGTCGAGGAGAAGCCGGTCGTCGAGCTCGACCAGGTGGCGGCGAAGGCGGCGGCGCCGGCGGGTCTGTACGAGCGGCTCGAGCAGGCGCAGCACGACGTCGAGCAGGCGCAGCTGGCGCTGAAGACGGAGCAGGACCTGGTGGCGGCGCACGAGGCGTCGTTCCGGGTGGAGGCGCGCACGGAGCGCGTCGTCGTGAAGAAGTCGGCGCTGCGGGTCACCGCGGCCAAGGGCACGAAGGAGAAGGTGGCATGACGGAGATCATCGACCGCGACCGCGCGGTAGAGCTGCTCGAGAAGGTCGTCGAGGCGAAGGGCCGCGACTACATCTACGAGTCGCCCCTGAACGAGCACGGCCAGCAGATCGGGTGCGTTTACTTCGGGCCCAACAACTGCCCGGCCTGCGTGGTCGGTCACGTGTTCGCCGAGCTGCAGGTGAAGCCTGGCGACGTGCACGCCATGGGCGAAGACGGCACTGCCGACGGACCCGGAAACAGTCTCGGGGTGGAGGGCATCGTCATCGACAACGTGGAGATGACCAGTGCCGCTCGTGAGGTGTTCCAGATGGCGCAAGAACGTCAGGACGAGGGCAATCGATGGGGCGATGCTCTCGACGCCGCGAAGGACCTGGCGGTGACCCTGTGACCGCGCTCAAGACCAGGAAGCCGACGGGGCTCCCGTCGTGGCCGATGGTGCTGCTCGCGGGCCGCGAGGGCGCCGGTAAGAGCTGGGCGGCCGCCATGGCGTCGGCGTCCGAGCTCGTCGGCCGGACGCTCTGGATCGGTATCGGCGAGGACGACCCCGACGAGTACGGCGTCATCCCCGGTGCACGGTTCGAGATCGTCGAGCACGACGGTTCGTACCAGGGCATCCTCGGCGCCGTGCGCGCCGCGGCCGCTGAGCCGATGGACGACCGCCCGACGCTGCTCGTCGTCGACTCGATGACACGGCTCTGGAACCAGATCACGGACAACGCGCAGGCCGTGGCGAACCGGCGCGCGAAGGGCCGGAAGAACTCGAACGGCGACTACACCGTGTCGGCCGACCTGTGGAACGTGGCGGCGCAGCAGTGGAAGGACGTCATGGACGCCGTGCGCTCGCACCGGGGCCCGGCGATCCTCACGGCTCGCCTCGAGCAGGTCATGGTGATGGAGAACAACCAGCCGACGAACGAGAAGATCTGGAAGGTCCAGGGGCACAAGTCGCTGCCGTTCGACGTCGGCGTGCTCATCGAGATGCACGAGCGCGGTCACTTCCTGATGACGAAGGCGAAGTCGGCGAGGATCCAGATCGAGAAGCCGACGCCGGCGCCCGGGTTCACGGTGGAGACGCTGTGGGAGCGGCTCGGGATCTCGTCGCAGGCGCAGCTGGGTGCGCGCACTCACGCGGATGTCGTGGTCGACCAGGAGTCGGCCCCGGACGCTGCGGCGCAGGCGGCTGTCGTGCCGCCGCAGCCCTCGGGCCGGGACTGGGCGGCGATGGCTGCGCTTGCGCCGTCGAAGGACGACCTGAACGCACTGTGGAGGCAGATCCCGCCGCACGAGCGGACCCAGGCGCTGCGCGACCAGATGGGTGCGCTCGCCATCGGCTTCGAGCAGCGTGCGGTGGCGTCGCCGGAGCCGGAGAAACCGTGGGCTGCTCAGGGCGAGCCGTCCGGGTCTGAGTGGGCGACGCGTCCGATCCCGCAGGGCGAGGCCGTGCGTCCGGGTGAGGAAGAGACGCCGCCGCTCGAGGGCATGGAGCAGGGCGAGCCGGAGACGGGCGGTGGAGATCGTGGCTGACCCCAAGGCGACTCGCAGCGTCATGCTGTCGCTCCGCGAACTCCGCGCCGGAACGGTTCAGCTGCCCGAAGGTCTCTCCTTCATCAACACGTGGACCTCGCAGGCCGGCGAATTTCCTCACGCACCGTTCGCACCCTCCGGTGGGGCGTGCGGAGCCGCCCTCGACCTGCGCTGGCTCGGCAGCAGCGACGTCTCCGACCCGTGGTGCACCAACGCCGAGCCGGACCACACGCTGCACGTGGCTCACATCGCGGCTGGGGTTCCGATCGCAGCCTGGACGGACGACCCGGCGGTGGTGGCCTCGTGAACGGCGTCGACCCGGCCACTGGTGAGGTCGTCGACGGTCCCGTGCTCGACCCCCGCATCGCGGAGGTCCTGCGCACCGTAGGCATCCACCACCCTTCGCGTGACGACGTCCTGCACGTGGCGCTCGTCGACGCGGTGTGGCGGACCCTCGGGTCGTCGTACGGGGCGCAGCTCGTCGCGATGCGGTTCGAGGTCGCGCAGGCCCTGCGGCAGGCCGGCGAGGACTACGCGAAGGCGAAGCACGCCACCGAGCGGATCCTCGCCCGGGAGACGGTGCGGCTCGTCGCGGGCACGGAGAAGGTCACGCGGGCGCTGGCTCAGCAGATGGCGGAGGCGTCGGACGAGTACGACGTCGCGCGGCTGAACGAGCTGGTGCAGGAGAAGCGGGAGCAGTGGCTGCGGAAGCTGCTCGACACCTTCGCTGCGGCGATGGACAACCACAGGACGGACCGTGCGGATGACCGCGCGGCGTCACGATTCGGAGCTTCGGGCTACGTGCCCGAGGAGAGGTAGGACCACATGCGCATCAACGTCGAAGTGACGACGACCGTGACCTCCGCGACCGGGCGGCTGCTCACGCGGGCGACGACGGTCGAGGAGACCTCGGTCGGCGACAACCCGCGTCTGCTGCGAGAGGCCATCGCCTCGAGCGACGTCTACGGGAAGGCGGCGTCGACGAACCTCGATCAGGTCGAGGTGAGGTTCCGCCGTGGCTGACCGGCGCGAGACGTACGCGGCCCTCCTGTCGGGCGACCAGGTCGGTGCGACCGTCACCGTCCCGACGACGGACGGTGACCTGGCCGACGGCGTCGTGCGGACAGTCGTGCACACGGCGCACGCGGTGGCCCTGTTCATGGGCGATGACGTGATGCCGACGATGGTCGCCCCGGACGCGATCGCGGTCGTGTCGTGACCGACGACTTCCGGGTCCTCGTGAAGACCAACCTGCGGGGGGTCGAGTTCCAGTGGCTGGACGGCCTCGCGACGCAGAACGGCACCACGGTCGGATCGCTCGTGGCGGAGGTCGTGAGGCAGGCGTACGTGGCCCGCGGCGAGCGTGTGGAGCCGGTGCAGCGGTCGAAGCACCAGCGGCTGACGGACCACGACCGTGAGCTGATCCGTGACCTCCACGCCCGCCGCTGGTCCGATCTCCGGATCAGCGCGGTCTTCGACTGCAGTCCGCAGACGATCAGCAACCAGCGCGAGCGCATGGGCCTCGCGCCGCACTACAAGGGCCGACGCAAGAAGGGGGTGGCGGCGTGAGCAGTCAGACGCCCCGCCTCGTGCTCGTCGCCCTCGAGGCCCGCGACGGCCGCCGGTGCGCGTGGACGGGGCAGGAGTCCGACCGCCTCGTCCCCCAGCACCGGCAGGGCGGCGCCGGGGGCCGGAAGAACAAGCACCGCCTGTCGAACGTCGTGTGGCTCGACAGCATCCTGAACGGCCGCATCGAGGCCGAGGCCGCGCTGCAGGCCGAGGCGCTGCGGCGGGGCATCAAGATCTCGGGCTTCGCGGATCCGACAGCAACACCGATCGAGCACGCCGTGCACGGTCTCGTCCTCTTGGACGACGACGGCGGCGTGCACCAGACAGAGAAGGAGGCGACACCATGGCGATGACCGAGAGAGACATGCTCGACCGCCTGCTGGTGCGCTACGGCCGGACGTTCAAGAACGGGTCGTACCGCGGCCGCCAGTTCGTCCGCGCCGAGCAAGTCCCCACCGTCCCGGGGCGCGACGGGGCCCGCATCGCGGACTTCATCGCACTCGACCAGTGGTCGACCCGACACGAGGACCTCACCGCGGTGGAACAGGAAGGACACCTCGGCTGGTCCGCCCGCCAGTCCATCCACGGCCACGAGATCAAGGTCAGCCGGTCGGACGTCCTGGCCGAGCTGAAGCACCCCGAGAAGGCCGAAGCCTGGTCGCGACACTGCCACTACTGGTGGCTGGTCGTCTCGGAGCCGAAGCTCGTGAGCCTCGACGAGATCCCCGGCGCGTGGGGCGTGATGACCGCGCACGGCTCGTCCGTCCGCGTCGTCCGCCGTGCACGCAGGACCATGCCGGCGCCGCTGCCGACGTCGGCCGTCGCAGCCCTGGGCCGGGCGGTCATGCAGACCGAGGTCCGTGCCGCGCTGGCCGAGAGGCTCATCTGATGCGCATCCGATCCATCAAGCCGGAGTTCTACCGTTCCGAGGACATCGCAGCACTCGACTGGGAGACCCGCCTGCTGTTCATCGGGCTCTGGTCGTACGTCGACGACAACGGCGTCGGCCGCGACGTCGAGCCCCTCATCTCGGCGGACCTGTTCGCCCTCGACCGGGACCCTCTCGAGTCACTCGCGAGGGTGTCGCGAGGCCTCGCGAGTCTTTCTGACCAGGGTCTGATCGTCCGCTACACGGTCGAGAAGAAGCGGTTCTTGGCCGTGACGGGGTGGGAACGGCACCAGCGCATCGACAAGCCGAACGCACCCCGTTACCCCGGCCCTGACCAGGGGTTCCCGAGTGAGTCGCGGACACCTCGCGAGGGTGTCGCGAATGACTCGCGCCTGGAACAGAGGAACAGGGGAACAGGGGAACAGGGGAACAGAGGAGAAGAACTCCTGCTCGTCCCTGCCGGGCCGAGCGCCGTGGAGAAGGTGACGAGCGTGGAGAAGTCCTTTGTGGAGTTCTACGAGGCGTACCCGAGGCACGTGGGTCGGCAGGCGGCCGAGAAGGCGTTCGTCAAGGCGATCGCGAAGCGCGGCGTGACGGCCGAGCTGGTCATCGCGGGTGCACGGCGGCTCGCGGCGGACCCGAACCTGCCACCCAAGGAGGACAAGCGGTTCATCCCGCACCCGTCGACCTGGCTGAACGAGGGCCGGTGGGACGACGAGCCTCTGCCCCCGCGAGGTGGCGGCAGCGGTGCACAGAAGCAACAGCACTCGATCGATCTCGTTCGGGGCTATCAGGAGCGAGAGGAGCAAGAGCATGAAGAAGTCGGAACTGGCGATCGTCCTCGCCTGGGTCTCGTCCGTTGACGGGCGACTGATCAACGAGATGACCGTCGAGGCGTGGCACGAGCTCGTGGGCGGTTACTCAGCGGCGGACGTGCGTGCTGCGGTCGTCGACCACTACCGCGAGGAGCCGCGTCGGGTGATGCCGGCGGATGTCGTGAAGCGGCTTCAGGTCGACCCGGAGACGGGCGTGCTGCCGTCGGCGACGGACGAGCTGCTGGCCGAGCAGAAGGCCGACTGGTGCAAGGCGCACGGGGTTACGGTCGATGAGTTCGACGCGAACCAGCACGACCTCGAGTGGGTCACGGCGGTGTCGAATGTCTGACGTCGAGACGCGGGGCCCGCAGCACGACCTCGCGGCCGAGCAGTACGTCGTCGGCTCGATGATGCTCGCCGCGGCCGCCGTGTGGGAGGTCCTCGACGGCCTGGTCCCGTCGGACTTCTACGACTGGCGGCACGAGATGATCGTCGGCGCGGCCGCCCGGCTCGCGCACGACAACAAGCCCGTCGACCCGATCACGCTGAGCGACGAGCTCGGGCGCACCGGGGAGATGGACAAGCTCGACCCGACGTACCTGTTCAAGATGCAGGGCATCCCGACGTCGGCGATCAACGTCGGCTTCTACATCGACATCGTGAAGGACCGTGCCCTGCGGCGCCGCCTGCAGATCGCGGGCATGCGGGTCGCTCAGATGGGGCAGGCGACCGAGGGCGATGCGTTCGAGCTGGCCGACAACGCTCGGGCGGAGATCGACAAGGTCGCTGCCGGCGCCCGGGTCGACGTGCACGCCGTCGGGTCGACCATCGACGCGCTGATCGACCGGCTCGACGAGAAGCCGGAGTACGTGCCGACGCCGTGGCCGTCGCTCGACAAGCTGATCGGCGGCCTGGCCGCGGGGAACCTGATCATCGTCGGCGCCCGGCCCGGTGAGGGCAAGACGATCGTCGGTCTGCAGTGCGCAACGCGGCTCGCTCACGAGGGCCTGGTGGCGTTCATCAGCCTCGAGATGGGCGAGGACGAGCTGCAGATCCGCCTCATCGCGCAGTACGGCGAGGTCCACATGAAGAACCTCCGGAACCGGAACCTGAACAAGGAGCAGTGGGGCCGCGTCGCGGTCGCGCGGCAGCGGTTCCAGGAGGCCCCGATCTTCATCGGCGACGACATCTCGACGCTGACGCAGATCCGCTCGTTCGTCCGGTCGGTCGCACGGAAGGGGAAGCTCGCCGGCGTCGTCATCGACTATCTGCAGCTGATCGAGGGCGGCGGGAAGGAGAACCGGCAGCAGGACGTCGCGGAGTTCTCGCGGGGGCTGAAGAAGATGGCGAAGCAGCTGCAGGTGCCGGTCATCGCTCTGTCGCAGCTGTCGCGGCCGCCGCAGGGCCGGACGTCGCGGACGCCGCTGCTGACGGACCTCCGGGAGTCGGGGGCGATCGAGCAGGACGCCGACGTGGTGCTGCTGCTGTCGTACGACCGGGCGAAGAAGCCGGGCGACCTCGAGGTGGTCGTGGCGAAGAACCGGCACGGCGAGATGGGGACGGTGGTCCTCGACTGGCAGGGGCAGTACGCGCGCCTGCGTGACAAGAGCTTCGATCCGTTCGGGTCGACGCAGCTGGACATCTGAGGAGGACGACATGACTGACAACAACGACCAGGGCGACACGCGCCGCACGAAGCGCCGCTACGCCCACGAGGCCTACCCGCATTCGGCAGAGGGCGAGATTCGTCCTCTGGCGGTGGAGGTCCCGTATTTGCTGGCCCGGGCCGTGGGCCTGGACATCGACGACACGAGCTGGATGCAGGCGGAACCGCGGACCCTCGCAGGCGACCGCATCAGCCTTTACCTCGAGGCTGCGCTGATCGCGCTCATGGCGGACGCGATGCACCAGGGCCTGACGGGCGACGAGGCCTACACGTGGGCTCGGTCACGGGTCAGCGACGACAGCACTGGCGAGTGGCTGTGGGAGCGCTCGTACCACTACGGCGTCGACGCGGCGTGGATCAAGCCCTACTCCTGCGGGCCGGAGCCCATCACGCACGACCACTTTGCAGACATGGCCACCCGGTCGGGCATCGTGACCCGCATCCCGCTGCGCGAGTCCGAGTGCCACGACTGCACCGAGCCGATCGAGCAGGCCCTCTGATGGGCGCTGTGACCAAGCTGCCGACGCGTTACAACGGCGGCGCCGAGAACCCCTCGGCAGCCCTTGTCGGCACGTGTGACTTCGGTGGCGACCTCAGCTGCGACGAGGAGACCCTGGCCGTCGTCCGGAACTTCGACACCGGCGACCCGGCCTGGATCTCGATGTGCGCAGAGCACGCGATCGGATCACTCGGCGGCTACACGCAGACAGATGTCGAGCAGATGGGCGAGGAGGACAGCTGATGGCGATCACGAGGACGCGCGAGGTCACGGTGGCCGACGCGTGGGCGAACGACGAGGACGGCGTGACGCTCGAGGCCGGCGACGCCCGAGTGGCGCTCACCGTCGAGGAAGCACACGCCTACGGGCAGCTGGTCATGGAGGCCGCTCTCGAGGCATCACAGGCAATCCGGGAGCGCAACGTGCGCCCCGGCGACACAACGGCTCTCTGAGCCAGAAGGCAGGACATCATGGCAGGCGAAACGGTCATCACCGTCGTCGGGAACCTCACCTCCGACCCGGAGCTGCGGTACACCCAGAACGGCAAGGCGGTGGCGAACTTCAGCATCGCGTCGACGCCGCGGACGTTCGACAGGCAGTCGAACGAGTGGAAGGACGGCGAGGCGCTGTTCCTCCGCAGCTCGGCCTGGGGCGACCTCGGCGAGCACTGCGCATCGACGCTGACGAAGGGCTCCCGCGTCATCGCGCAGGGCCGCCTGAAGCAGCGCTCGTACGAGACGAAGCAGGGCGAGAAGCGCACGAGCATGGAGCTCGAGATCGACGAGATCGGACCCTCGCTGCGGTACGCGACGGCGCAGGTCACGAGGGCGTCGTCGGGCGGCGGTCAGGGCGGAGGAGCCCCCTCGGGCGGCTCGGGGTCGGGCGACGCGTGGGCGTCCGCCACTCCGGGCGCAGCGGCGGAAGCATGGTCGACGCCGTCGACGGGCGCGGCCACCTACAACGACGAGACCCCGTTCTGATGAGCGACGACACGCGACCCGACCTCGACGCGCTGATCGCAGCAGGTCGCCGCGACATTGCCGACGCCGACCGGTGTGAGGCGCTAGGCATCGCACCTGCAGCACATCAACTGCACCGGCGGCTGCGAGAGGTCGTCGCCGCTCTCGCCGCTGAGCAGGAACGAGCCACTGGTGCGGAATTGGAGCTAGAAGATGCCGAACAGCGACAGAGGGATGCGGACGAACGATCAAGGAATGAAGAAATCTCCTTGCTTGCCCGTACCGCCGATGAGCGAGAACGAGCCGACGCCCTAGCGCTCATCATCGATCAGGCACCGCACGGAGAGTACTGCGCTACGGGTCTGGTCGGTGTCCCTTTCTTGGATGGCATTCCTCAGCCGTGCAACTGCTGGAAGCCGACCGCCCCGTCCGACGCGCTGTCGGCGCACGACGCCGAGGTGAAAGCGCAGGCGCTCGACGAGGTCATGGAGCATCTCGTCGGCCCGTACGTGTCCTTCGCTCAGCTGCACACCCGCGCGGCGGCGCTGCGGAAGGGCGGCATCTGATGGGCGACAAGCTCGAGGCCGCCATGCACGGCGCCACACCCACACCGCCCCTGCTCGATCGACCGAAGCTGCTCGCGTGGCTGCTGTCGAAGAAGGGGCACCGCAACCCGCTGACGGGCGCGATCTACGACGGCATGCGTGCCCGGATCGAGCGCGGCGACTTCGACACCGAGCAGGAGACACCGTGACCACCTACATCTACCCCGCCGGGCAGCTCACGACAGACGCTCTTGGCCGCGAGTTGAGCGTCGACTACGACGGCCACGGGCGCGAGAAGCGACACCTCGACGACGTGCTCGTGAAGGTCACGCACGACGCCGCCACGCGTACGACCGAGCTGTGGTTCCTCGTCACTAAGTGGAACCGTGTCGTAGGTCTCGGGCTGTTCAACACGGACAGGACCGTCCCGTGCGGCCTGACCATCCCGTCGGACCAACTCGTCACGGTCCGCCATCCCCCAGCCGCTGCGACGAACGGAGCACGCTCGTGACCGAGCTCGATACCCTGACCACCCCAACCGACGAGGACCTCCTCGGCCTGTCTGCCGCCCGGGCCCGGAACCGCCTGGTCAGCGCGCCCGCCCTGGTCGGCTACGTCCGCGCCCTCATGGTCCCCGGCCTTGGCGGCGCCCAGGACGGCATGCCCCGTGCCGCATCGAAGACAGCACCCCTCCCGCTCCGGGCGGACGCCGTCGACGACACCGACGACGTCTGGGCGCGCCTGCTGTACTGGGTCAACTACTGGGCCGGCATCTACCAGGTGGCCCCGCCATCGGCGGTCCTCGTGCACTGGGCTCGCGACCGGGAGGCCGCTGGGTTCCGCTCGGAGACCACAGCCGCCGGCGCCACCCGTCTGCTCGACGTCGTCACCCAGTGGCTGCTCGTCCGCCACGACCGCATCCGTGACCACGAGACTGGCCAGGTCTACTTCGACGACGTCAGCGAGATGCTGCACTCGCTGCGCAAGAAGTACCCCACCGCCCCGACCCCACCGCGTGGTGTCCTCGACAGGCCGTGCCCCGTGTGCGACCGGTTCAGCTTCGGGGCGTCGTGGCCGGACGACGCCCCGGTCGACGGGTTCGTGCTCTCGTGCTCGTTCTGCGGCCACACCGAAAACGCGTCGGCGTTCATCAAGGCAGGCCGCGTGCGGGAGCTGATGCACGAGCTGCGCGAGGAGCACGCCGACCCGAAGTCCGAATGGTGGACGAAGCGGCAGGCGGTCAGGGAGCTCGACATCACGGGCCGCACCCTCGACCGGTACATCGTCGGCGGGCTCGGCACGTACACGGTCGACGGCACGATCTACGTGAACACCGAGGACCTGCTGGCCCTCTGGCGCGAGAAGAGGGTCAAGCCGAAGCAGACGCAAGTCGGGGCAGCGTGACCGTCGAGGAGGCGATCCTGATCCTGCATCGCGCGATCAGGATCACTGGCATCAACGCCCCAGGCATGACCGAACGAGATCTCGCCAACATCGCGATCCGCAACGCCAAGGGCACCGACCAGGAGAGCGCCGTCGCCGAGGCTGTCCAGCTTCTCGATAGCAAGAAGCTGATCACAGGGGACGACCGACTGACGCAGCGCGACGAGCTGGACCGCATCCTCGTCGATATCGGAATGACACGCCGACCCCTGTAGTTGCGGGCCTGTCTCATTTGTGAGTAGCATGGCGCCAGCGAACCCGACCGCCCGAGGCCCTAGGCCCGGGCGGTTTGGCGTTCCCCCACACCTCCTCCTGTCGCCCTTAGCGCGGGGAGCGGTCAGACCCACCGGCTGTCGGAAGCGCCGGGTCACACGAGAGGCCGCACACCATCACCGGTGCGCGGCCTCTCGCACGTCTTCGGTGCCACCACCCACACGCGCCTTCACGGCGCCCTCTCCTGCTGAACCCGGTGTGACGCCCGGACAGTGGCTGCGAGGGACGCACACCCAGCAGCGGGGTGCAGTGCGCACCGATCCCACTTCGAGCGGTCCCGTCAACGGTGACCCGCACAGACACCGAAGGGCGCCCATACTCGCGGGTCTATTTCTGCCCAATGCGAGGCGTACCTGCGGGACCGCTCGAACCACTTCACGGAGGCACCGTGGCCAACAACCACCCGTCGACGCGGAACATGCGTCGCCTCGTCGTCGCGTTCAAGGCCGAGTGCGAAGAGGCCGACCTGCCGTGCTGGCTGTGCCGCATGGCGATCGACTACACGGCCGAGTACGACGACTGGAAGAACCCGTCCCGGTTCCAGCTGGACCACTACTACCCGGCGTCGACGCACCCGCAGCACTACGAGGACCCGGCGAACTTCCGCCCGTCACACGCGAAGTGCAACCAGGTGCGCGGCAACCAGCCGCCCCGCCCACCGCTCGGCACCCCTTCGCGCCGGTGGTTCTGACCAGAGAGAAGACACACCATGGCACGCATCCAGATCCTCGAGCTCCCAACCGTCGTGCTCGGCGAGGCCGTGAAGACACCGTTCGTCGTGGTCATCGACGAGATGGACCCGGCGCAGGTCACCGACCAGCGGGTCCGGCAGGACATCACAGAGCAGACCGGCGCCGAGGGCACGATCTTCTCGGCCGTCCGCCTCGACGTCGTCGGCATCGGCGAGGTGCTCGAAGCAGAGGCCAGCCCGGCCGACGTGGTCGACGCCGCGCGCACGCTGACAGGCAAGTGACCATGGCCCGCCACCGCAAGGCAGGCGGGCAGGGCCGCCACTGGGCACAGGCGACGACGCTGACCACGAACAGGGAAGCGATCGAGTACGAGCTGCACTACGCCCCACCCATCACGCTCCGCTCGCCTGAGCTCGGCGGCAAGGGTAGAGCCAGCGCCACCTGCGGAGAGGTCTTCCCTGGCGACCTGTCCGGTCCGCCCATGCACTGCACACAGGCAGAGCAGCACGCAGGCGCGCACGACGCCGCAGGAATGCGCTGGCTCACCCCCACCCAGCGCAAGGGCCGATGGTGCACCGACAGGCACGCACCGGCCGGACGCTTCACGTTCGCACGTGTGCGCTGGCACCCGGCACCGCGCGCCAACCTGTGACCAACCTGGGAGCCAGCCGAGGGGAGGGGGCGTCAACGCCTCCAGACACCCCCAGACCGGTGCACTCCCCGCCTGCTTGCTTCCTCTCCCCCCTGATCTTGGGCCGCGTTGCCCCGCTTGGAGGTGCCTGATGGCCGGATCTGGGGGTCAGAAACACCTGCGGGCGGCGAATCGGTCGATCAAGGCGGCGGGGCTGGACGAGAGCGGGCTGGATGCCGCTCTGGTTGAGTTTCTGCGGGATTCGGCGCGTCAGATCGACCGCCTGGGACTCGATGGAGTGTCTGCGCGGCTGATCAGCGCCTACCTGTCGGCTCAGAAGGACCTGGGGCGGGCTGCGGCTCGTAAACCGCGCGTAATCGCGCCTGATGAGCCCGTGGCGGCCCCTGTGGAGGCTCCGAAGCTGCGGGCGGTCGAGGAGTCACCGCTTGAGAAGCTCCGGAAGCAGAAGAACCGCGCCTCGTAGGCGCGTGGGGCGGGAGACGCCTCGTCTGTGGACTCAGCCGCTGCGCCCGCTGACGCCGGAGACCACGCACGGGTTCAGCGTCATCGAGTTCGCGTTCACAATGCTCGGGATCACGCTGTTCCCGTGGCAGAAGTGGCTGCTAATTCACGCGCTCGAGCTGAACGAGGATGGCACGTACCGGTTCCGCAAGATCTTTGTGATCGTGGGCCGGCAGAACGGCAAGACGACCCTTCTGACGGTCCTGTCGCTCTGGTGGCTCTTCATGGACGCCGAGTCGTTCCCTGAGCACGTCGCTGCGCACGAGTTCCTGATCCTCGGGACCGCGCAGAACCTCGACATCGCTGAGGAGGCGTGGGACGAGGCCTTGAAGCGGTGCGATCCGAAGCCCGACGAGGAAGACCAGCATTTCATCGTCGACGCGCTGCAGGTCGAGACGCGCCTGCCGGTGAAGACGAACGGCAAGAAGTCGCTGCGGCTGAAGAACGGCGCGAAGTACGAGCCGCGTGCAGCGTCCCGGATGGGCGGCCGCGGGAAGTCGGCGGCGCGGATCATCATGGACGAGATGCGTGAGCAGCAGACCTGGGAGGTCTGGGGCTCGGTGTCGAAGACGAAGAACGCGGTCTTCAACTCGCAGCTGTGGGGCATCTCGTCGGCGGGCGACGCGAAGTCGGTTGTCCTCGGCACTCTCCGCCTGGGCCTCATGAAGACGATCGAGGAGTGGGACCGGTACGTCGCGTCGGGCATTCAGTCCGTTGAGGAGTTCGCGAACACCCACGACATCGACTCGGCCCTGTTCGAGTGGTCGGCGCCGGACGGGTCGGACCTGCTCGACATCGATGCGATCCTGCAGGCGAACCCGTCGGCGGGGCACAAGCCGATGTTCCTCGAGGCGATCTTGTCGGACCTGAAGGGCGACGAGCCCGACGCGACGAAGCGCACTGAGATCCTGTGCCAGTGGGTCACGGCTCGGGTCGACACCTACCTCGACGGCGCCAAATGGGCCGCGATGACCGACGAGGAGTCGGCCGCCGCCAATGACTCGCGGCTGGTGCTCGGCGTCGACACGTCGAGCGACCGGTCGATGTCGTACATCGCCGTCGCCGGCTACCGCGACCCGGAGCCGGTCAGCGCAGAGGACCCGACCCTCACGACGCGCCTGCATGGCGAGCTCATCGTGCAGCGCGCCGGCATGCTCTGGGTCGTCGAGGCGTGCGAAGACATCCGCACCGAGACCGGCATCACGCAGATCGCACTGCAGTCGCGCGGCGCCCCATCGTTCGAGCTCGTCGAGCCGCTGCGCAAGGCCGGGTTCGAGATCGTCGAGATCTCCGGGCCAGCCCTGGGCGGTAGTGCCGGTCAGATGCGCGACCTGGTGCGCGATGACCGGCTTCGACACCGCGGCGACCTGCCGCTCAGCGTGGCGGTCGCCGGTGCCGTCGTGAAGAAGCTCGGCGAGGTCCGCGTCTGGGACCGCGACACGTCCGCCGTCGACATCGCCCCGCTCGTCGCACTGTCCAACGCGGCCTACGGGCTCGAGAACACACCCGCACCCGAGCAGACGGCGTCCGCCTACGAGGAGGACGACCTGCTCGTGGTCTGACCGAACGGAGCGCACGTGCGCGAGCTGAAACTCCTCACCGGCCGCCAGGTGGTCCTCGTGACCCCGGTCACCGCCCTCGACGGGGTGGTGGAGTCCGCGACACGCGACTCGGTCACCCTCGTCAAGGTCACGGCCGTCGACGGCCCCAACCCGGTCCCCGTCGATGGCCGTGTCCTCGTGCCCGCCTCTCAGATCAGTTACGTGCAGGTGCTTCCCTGATGGCGGTATTCCGATCCCTCGGCCAGCTCGGCGAGCACCTCGCCGGCACCGGTATCGAGGTCGTCGACCCGGGCATGCCCCTGGCCGAGTGGGACGCGAACAGCTACGGGCCGACCTGGAAGAACCAGCCCTCGGTCCGCAAGACGGTCAGCTTCATCGCCCGCAACGTCGCCTCGGTCCCCGTGAACGAGTACGAGCGCCGCGGCGACCAGGACCGGGCGAAGCTGCACGACGGGCCCCTGGCCGCGCTCCTGCGGCGCCCATCGCGGGCACCGGCGATGACAGCGATGCGGTTCTGGGAGTCGATGCTCATCGACGGGCTGCTGCACGACAAACAGTGCGCCCGCATCGTCGAGCACGAGGACGGGTTCGAGCTCGTTCGGATCCCGGCCCGCCTCGTGCGGTTCACGAACGACGGGCTCGATCGTATCTCGTCGGTCATCATCACCTCGCGCGACGGCAAGCAGAACGAGTTCGACCCGGTCGACTTCCTCATCGACGTCGGCTACTCCGAGCGCGGGGTCAACGGCACGTCGCCGCTGACCACGCTGCGCGATGTCCTCGACGAGTCCCGCGAGGCAGTCGCCTACCGGCGGTCGATCTGGAAGCAGGGCGCGCGAGTGCCCGGCGTGATCGAGCGCCCGAAGGACACTCCGTGGGGCGACGGCGCGAAGGCTCGGTTCCGTGAGTCGTGGGCCAACTTCCGACGCGGCGGCGGCCAGGAGGGCGGCACGCCTGTCCTCGAGGACGGCATGAAGTACGTGGAGTCGAACGCGTTCCGCCCGCGGGACACACTCGACCTCGAGGGCCGCAAGCTCGCGGACATCGAGGTGGCCTCGGCGTACCACATCGCCCCCGAGCTGGTCGGCGCCCGCGAGGGCACCTTCTCGAACGTGAAGGCGTTCAAGGAGATGCTTTTCGGCCCTGCGCTCGGCCCGTACATCGTCGCCTGGGAGCAGATGCTGAACGCGTCCCTGGTGCCGCTCATGGGCGCGTCCGAGAGGAGCTACGTCGAGGCGAACGTCGAGGCCAAGCTGCGCGGATCGTTCGAGGAGCAGGCCGACTACCTCTCCACCGCCGTCGGGGCGCCGTACATGCTGCGCGACGAGGCCCGATCGAAGCTCAACCTCGGCAAGGTGCCCGGCGGCGACCAGCTCGTCACTCCCCTGAACGTCCTCGTGGGCGGCCAGGCGTCGCCCCAGGACGGGAAGGCGCTCGCGGGTGTTCTCGAGAAGTTCCTGCCCCGTCAGGAGCAGGTGGCCCGGTCGCAGAAGGCGGCGGGCGTCATCGGCTGGTGGGACAGCGACCGGTGGAACCGCGAGCTGACCGACGACCTGGTGAAGGCGGGCATCGATGAGGCCATGGCTGGTCCGATCGCGCGACAGCAGAACCGACGAACCGAACAGCGACTGACGGAGGAGACCCCGTGAAGACCAAGACCATCGACGTCGACGTGAAGGCGGTGGATGAGGGCGCCGAGGGCACCTTCACCGCGTACGCCTCCGTGTTCGGCAACATCGACAGCTACGGCGACATGGTGCTGCAGGGCGCTTTCGAGGAGTCCCTGGCCGAGTACGCCTCGGCTGGCGCCCCGATTCCGCTGTACTGGCGGCACCGCATGGACGACCCGTTCATGAACCTCGGCGAGGCGGAGGGCGAGGAGGACGAGCACGGGCTGCTCGTCACCTGCCAGCTCGACCTCGAGACGGCCGCCGGGAAGCAGACCCACAAGCTCCTGAAGTCGAAGCGCGTGCGACAGATGTCGTTCGCCTATGACGTCCTCGAGGGCGCGTGGGTCGAGCGCGAACGCGAGGCCGGCGGCTCGTACTACGAGCTGCGGAAGCTTCGCCTCCACGAGGTGTCGATCGTCCCGATCGGCGCCAACCAGGAGACCGAGATCCTCACGGTGAAGACGGCGGTCGACGTCGTCCTCGCCGGAGTGAAAGCCGGGCGGCAGCTGTCGTCCGACGAACAGCAGGAGGCCCGCGCGGCGTACGACGCGCTGGGCGGTCTTCTGACACCAGACCAGGAGAAGGCAGCCGGCACGCCCGACGCCAAGGCCGAGGAGCCCGCACGGGCCAAGGCCGAGGAGCAGACGACCGTCCCCAAAGCTCGAGCACTGGCGGAAGCACACATCCAGAGGGTCCAACAGGACCAGGAAGGGGTCACATCGTGAACCTCAAGGAACAGCTGGCTGCGCTCGTCAAGGGCATGCAGTCGATCGTCGACACCGCGAAGGCCGCCGGGCGCGACCTCACCGCCGAGGAGGCGACGGACATCGAGGCGAAGGCCGCCGAGGCGACCGAGCTCCGCGATCGCATCGCGCGCATCGCGAAGTCCGAGAAGTCGCTCGCCGATCTTGTGCAGCACGGCAAGGCCGACGACACCGCGGTGAAGGACGCCGAGGTCGAGCAGGACGAGGTGCCGCTCGGCGAGCGCTTCATGAAGTCCTCGCCGTACCAGACGTGGCTCAAGGAGAACCCCTCCGGCGCCGGACAGGGCACGCCGATCCAGATCGGCACGGTCCGCATCGGTTCGATGAAGGACTTCTTCTCGAACCGCAAGGCGCTGACGTCGCCGCAGGCACGGGTCCAGGCGATCCGTGTCCCCACCGTCGACCTCGTCGAGCGCCCGGAGCTGTCGCTCCTCGACCTCATCAGCCGAGGCCAGACCGGCGGCAACTTCGAGTACGTCCAGGTCACCGCCGTCACGCGGAACGCCCGCATCGTCCCCGAGGCGACGAGCGGTACCGACGCGGCCGCGCTGAAGCCGGTATCGGAGCTGACGACGCAGCTCGCCGACGCGAAGGTCTACACCTACGCCGACGGCTACGACGTCACGAACCAGCTCCTCGCCGACGCCCCGGCGTTCGCGTCCTACATGGACCAGGAGCTGCGGTACTCGCTCGACAGCGTGCTCGAGGATAAGCTGCTGAACGGCAGCGGTGTCTCGGGTGAGCCGAAGGGCATCCTGAACACCACCGGTGTCCAGGCCGTCGAGTACACCGAGTCGGGCCCGAAGCCGTTCGTCCGCGCGGTCCGGCGCGGTATCACGAAGGTCACGCGCCTCCGTGGCGGCTCGGTCCAGGCCGTCCTCATCAACCCGGAGGACGAGGAGGCGATCGACCTCATGGAGGACAACGACGGCCGCTTCTACGGGCAGGGGCCGTTCGGTCAGGGCCCGGGCACGCTGTGGGGACGCCCCCGCGTCGTGTCGGAGCAGGTCGAGGTCGGCCAGTTCATCCTGGGCGACTTCCGTCAGATCGCGCTCCTCGACCGCGAGGGTCTGTCCGTGCAGGCGTTCAACCAGCACAAGGACTACGCCCAGCGGAACATGACCTACGTGCGCGCCGAGCTGCGCGCCGCGCAGGTCATCTGGAAGCCGGCGCGCCTCGTCGTGGGTGCCCGCGGAACGGTGGAGGGCTGAGCCATGGCGAAGATCCTCATCATCGACGGTCGTCGAGTCCGCGAGGACGACGCCCGAGAGCAGGGCATCCACCCCGACCAGATCGTCGAGCGCGCTGCTGCTGTGGCTGCTGAGAGAGAGGCCGCGGAGACGCTGGCCGCCGAGCAGGCCGAGGCGGAGAAGGCTGCGTTCGACGCTCGGGTGAAGATCGCGGCCGAGGAGCTGCTCGCTGAGCGCGAGTCGGCCGCAGCCCAGGAAGCCGAGACGGCGAAGGCTGCCTCGGCGAAGGCGAAGGAGCCGGCCAACAAGGCCGCGGCTCCCGACAACAAGTAGGAGGTGACGGGCGTGGCGACTATCCCACCGATCCTCGGCCTCGGGGTCCGCGATCCGCAGTTCTGGCTGGACGCGGCGAACGAGTCGGTCAGGTCGTTCTGCGGGTGGCACGTCGCGCCCGTCATCACCCAGACGCTCCGCCTCGACGGGAGTGGCGGCCACACGCTGCTGCTCCCGTCGAAGCGGCTGCTGAACGTGGTCTCGTGCACCAGCGATGGAGTCGACGTTCTGGACCGCGTCGACCCGTCGACGGCGGGCATGGTCCAGCTGCGCGACGGCCGCTGGTCGTCCCGCCTCGGCGGTGTGATTATCACGATCGAGCACGGCCACGAGACCGCTCCTGATGTCGCCGGCGTTATCGCGTCGGCGGCCGCCCGCGGGCCCATGCCGGCGGGCATCGCGCAGCAGTCCGTTGGGCCCGCATCGGTCCGGTACGGCAGCGTGGCCATCCCGCTGCTCGCTGAGGAGAAAGCCACGCTCGAGCCGTACCGGCTGACGTGGGGAGCCTGAGGAGGCTGACATGGCGACACTCGTGAAGGACGGCCAGACCGTCACCGTTCCTGACGAGACCGTGGCGGACTACGTCGAGAAGGGCTTCCTGACTCTCGCCGATCATCAGAAGCGGGCGGCCCGCCGGGCTGCGCGCCGTGCCCGGGATGCTCGTCGAGCGGCCGATAAGTCGGCCGAGGCGTGATGTTTGCGCACGGGCAGGCGGTGATGCGCCGCCGCGCGCGTCAGAAGCCCAGCACCTACTCTCCCCAGACTCTCGTGCCTGACTGGTCGCAGCCGCCGGTCGATGTGCCGATCGAGGGCGGCTGGGTCGCATCCTCGTCGTCCGCGTCGGCTTCCGATGCCACGCGCACGCAGATCATCACGCAGAAGAGCCTCTACTGCGACCCGGGCATCGACGTACAGCCCGGTGACCGCATCGTGAGCGCCGGCGTCACGTACGAGGTGGAGACCGTGCCCCAGGCAGACCGGAACCCGTTCACGGGGTGGCAGCCGGTCCAGGAGATCCCGCTGAAGGAGGTCCGAGGATGACCACCAAGATCAACGACAAGTTCTTCGACGAAGTCGGCAAGAGCCCCCGCGTCGTGGCCGTCATGATGGGTCCCGCCGAGCAGATCGCGTCCAGAGCGCGCTCCACCGCACGCGTGGACTCCGGCGACTACCGAGACGGCATCGTGGTCAGGGTGCGTTATTCCGACCACCGCGCCATCGTCGAAGTCATCGCCACCGACGAGAAGTCGATGCTCGAAGAGTCCATCACGGGCAACCTCGCGCGCGCCGCGGCCTCGGTGGCCCGTGGGTAGCGCAGTCATCCATGACGACCTCGAGCAGTACCTGACGGCCAGGCTCGCCGCCGACCTCGCGGCCCGCCCCGAGGACTACTGCTCCGGCTTCGTCGTGGACAACAAGTGGCCCCACCCCACCGCACCATTCCCCGAGCGGCTCCTCGTCATCAGGGACGACAGCGGCCCACGCACGTCCCTCGTCACCGCCGAGCGGTCGGTCGGCTTCACTCTGGTCCTCGGCACCGTGTTCGAAGACAAGGCCGCGAACGACGCAGCTCGCATGGTGCTCGCCCTCGCCAGCGACGTGCCCGGACTCGAACCCGGCAACCCCGTCGCGGCCGTCCTGACGACGAACGGACCCTACGCGGTGCCCGAAGAGCAACCTCGCGCCCGCCGCTACCTGACCGTGACGTACTCCGTCGTCGGCCGGGCCCTCTGACCCCGACCCACCCACCAGCCCCCGGACAGTCCGGGGGCTTTTCTCGTTGAAGGAGCATCACCATGTCCGCAGATCAGTACGGCAACGACATTGCCGCTGTCGGGGTCCCGATCACGGGCTTCCTCGGCTTCGCCCCGCAGCCCACGGTCAAGCCCACGCCCGCCCAGGGCGGAGCAGCCGACTTCGTGCTGCCGGCCGCCTTCAAAAAGGCCGGTCTCCTCACCGAGGACGGCGGCTTCGAGTGGACCCTCGAGCCCGACGGCGACCCCATCGTCTTCTTCCAGGAGGGGTACTCGATCCCCTCGGGGCTGGCGAACGCCGAGCTGGTCGCGAAGCTCGCCCAGTACGACGACATCGTGCGCGAGCTCTCGTGGGGCAAGATCCCCGACGAGAACGGCTACATCACCATCGACGCCGGCGGACACGGCACCGAGTACGTCGCGTTCACGGAGGAGATCTTCAAGAACGGCGTCATCCGCCGCCGCGTCGCTGAGGTCACCGTCACCGGCGTCCAGGTCGACAAGTCCGAGCGCGGCAGCGTCAACGGCACCGAGCTCACCTTCCAGGCCAAGCGGTCCCGCGACCTCAACAACGAGCACATCGGCGAGTGGCTCGTGCTGCCCTCCGCCGCCGCGTAGCTCAACCCCGACCTGCGGGGCCACGGGGTGGATGCCGTGGCCCCGCAGCTTCACCCGCCCATCCACACCCATCCACGAGGAGCATCCACATGACCGACCAGACCACACCGGCACCGCAGTCGCCCGCACCCGCTGCAGCGCCGCAGACCAGCTACGAGCAGTACCGGGAGGCGATCCCCGCCGCACTGGCTGCAGCCCCGCACGCAGCCTCCGCGGCGCCGGAGAGCGCCCCCGAGGAGCCGACGCCCCCGCCTGCGCCGAAGCACCAGCCCGGGCCCAAGCCGCCGTTCCTCGTCATCGGGTCGAGCCTCTACTGCCAGACGGAGGAGGGGGAGAAGGTGCTGGACCTGCGCCTCCCCATCCCCATGCTCGAGAAGTTCATGGAGGCCCAGGAGCTGGAAGAGCAGAAGATCCCGCGCTACATCATCGACGAGCTGCTCCCGCCCGCAACCGGGCAGATGCTCCTCAACATGCTCGACGGCGCGAAGGCCTTCGCGATCGTCATGACCTGGGCCCAGGAGGTGGGCGCGCGACTCGGGGCCAGCCTGGGGGAATCGCGGGGCTCTACCGGCGCATCGGAGCCCACCGCCCAGCCCTCCGCGCCGACTTCCGCTCCCGCTACCACGTAAGCCTCGACGAGGTCGGTCGCAGCATCTCCTATTCGGAGGCGATCGACCTCGTCCACGAGCTCGAACGGGACTGGGGTTCTCACTTGAACGCCAGCCTCCACAAGTGGGGGTTCGTCGCGACCTACGGCGAGCTCATGGCCGCAATCACCGCCACGTCGACCGTGAACTACCACCGCGACACGAAGAAGAACCCCCAGCCGATCACTCTCCCCATGCCGTTCTCAGGCGGTGAGAGTGCCGAGCCTGACGTCACGCCCGCCGAGCGCGCTGCGCTGCGCGCGGACCTCATCAAGCGGTCCGCCTTCGCCACCTAGAACGGAGCCTGCCCATGCCCGAAGTGGCCGAGGGAACAGTCCCGATCTTCCCGACTTTCACCGGCTTCCGGTCGAAGGTCACACGGGAAGTCGACGGGGCCGGCGCCGACGGCGGAAGCCGGTTCGGGCGGGCCTTCTCCGGCGCGATCGCGGGCATCGCGACCCTCGGAATCGGAATCAAGCTCAAGGACTACTTCCTCGACGGAATCCAGGGGGCCTCGCAGCTCGAGCAGTCCGTCGGTGCGGTCGGTGCCATCTTCAAAGAGGGCGGCGGCGACATCAACAAGTGGGCGAAGTCCGCCCAGACCGACGTCGGCCTGACCCGGAACGAGTTCAACGAGCTCGGCACCCTCATCGGCGCGCAGCTCAAAAACGGCGGCACGGCCATGGAGCAGCTGGCGCCGAAGACGAATGACCTGATCGGACTCGGGGCCGACCTCTCGTCGATGTTCGGTGGCGATACGAAGACCGCCGTTGAGGCGCTCTCGTCGGCGCTGAAGGGCGAACGCGACCCGATCGAGCGTTACGGCGTCAGCCTGAACCAGGCCAAGATCGACGCCGAGGCCGCGTCGCTCGGATTCGCGAAGGTCGGCGGCGTGCTCTCCTCGGAGGCGAACCAGGCCGCGACCCTGTCGCTGATCATGAAGCAGACAGCCGACTCGCACGGCAACTTCGCGAAGGAGGCCGACACCATCGCGGGCAAGGGCCAGCGTCTGAACGCGATGTGGCAGGACGGCAAGACCGCGATCTCGAACGCGTTCCTGCCGGCCCTCGGCTCCGTCCAGGGCTTCCTCCTCGACAAGCTACCCGGGGCGCTCACGTCCGCCCAGAGCTTCATCACGAACGCGACCGCGCGAGTGGGCGAGTTCTGGGCCGGGTTCTCCGCCCCGCAGGACGCCACCTCGTCGTCCGCCACGCTCACGTCCTTCGGAGCCACGGCCAAGGGCGTCTTCGACCGGGTCAGCGAAGCCATCGCACCGTTCGTTTCCGCCATCAGCGAGGCCATCAAGACGGGCGACTTCAGCAGCGTCTCGAACGCCTTCTCGGGCTTCCTGGCGATCGCTCAGCCCGCGGCACCCATCCTCGCCGAGGTTGGGACATCGCTCGGCAGCATGTCGGGCGAAGTCGGCGGGCTCATCACCTCCGGGCTCCCGCTCATTGGCCCGATCCTCAACGCCGCCGCCGGCGCCATGCAATTCCTCTCCGAGCACACCGGCATCCTGACAGCCCTGATCGTCGGTATCGCCGGCGCGATGGTCGTGTACCGAGTCGCGCAGGTCGCGGCGAACGTGGCGTCAGTCGGGGCGGTGCCGGCGGCACTTGCTCAGGCCGCGGCGAACATCACACTGGCGTCCGCGATCCGTGCCAACACGACGGCGTCCGGGGCGCAGCTCATCGTGGAGAAGCAGGGCATAGCTGCACGTACCCTCGGCGCGGCGTCCATGCTCCGTCAGGCCGCTGCAGGGGTGGCGTCGCGCGTCGCGATGACTGCTGGGGCCGTGGCCACCGGAGTCGCCACGGCGGCCCAGTGGGCGTGGAACGCGGCGATGACGGCAAACCCCATCGGCATCATCATCGTCGCCATCGCAGCCCTCGTCGCGGCCCTCGTGTTCTTCTTCACGCAGACCGACCTCGGCCGCCAGGTCTGGTCGAACTTCGTGTCGTTCCTGACGCAGGCCTGGACCAACATCCAAGCCGTAGCGACGACCGTGTTCAGCGCGATCGGTGCCTTCTTCTCGGGCTTCTGGTCCGGGCTGAAGGCGCTGTTCTTTGGCGCGGTGCAAGGGTTGGTCAACCTCTTCTTGAACTGGACCCCGCTTGGACTGATCATCAGCAACTTCGGTGCGATCGTCGCGTTCTTCTCGACAATGTGGGCCGACGTCAAGGCGAAGTTCTCCGAGGGGGTCACTGGGGCGGTCCAGTTTGTCCGCGATCTGCCGACGAAGGCCAAGCAAGCGCTCGGCAACCTCGGATCGGTTCTACTCGGATCCGGCAAGGCGCTGATCCAGGGCTTCATCGACGGGATCACAGGCATGCTCGGCCGCGTCGGCGACGCCGTCGGCGGTGTCATGGACTTCGTCGGAGGCTTCTTCCCGCACAGCCCTGCTAAGCGCGGACAGTTCGCGGGGTCTGGCTGGAACCGGGTGAAGACCGCCGGTCTCGCCATCGGCGATCAGTTCGCCGGCGGGGTGACGGGGGCCCAGTCGCGTGTCTCGAGCGCAATGGACCAGCTCATGTCGGTGCCCGCCTCCAACGGCACAGCCGCTGCGCAGTTCAGAGCTTCCACCAGAGAAGGTCAAGGAGACGCAGCCGGTGCTGCCGGCGCGCAGATCAACGTCTATCCGCAGCCGGGCATGTCCGAGGAGACGATCGGCAACGCTGCGGTCGACCGCCTGAACTACGAGCTCAAGAAGGGATGACCGTGCACGACATCTTGAGCATCAACGCGGCGGGCCTGGAGATCTTCGGGCGGCCGTGGGAGGACGAGGCGCGGGGGTTCTTCCTCGCGCCCGACGGGTTCAAGGGGTGGGACGGCGCCCCGACCGTGCGACGTGAAGACGTGGCACGGTCGGGGTCGCACGGTTCGTTCGACGCCCGCGGCACCCTGGACGCCCGCCTCCCGGTGTTCACGGGCATCTGCGTATCTCCGTCGCCCGCGGAGACGCTCATGCTCGGAGAGCGGCTCACAGGGCTGCTCGCCGACGGCGGCTCGGGGCTCATCAGCGTCCAGCGGCACCAGCGTGAGCAGCACGCCGTCGGGCGGCTGGCGGGCGCGACACAGTTCGACGTCCGTGGGCGGACCCCGCGCTTTGCGGACTTCCAGATCCAGTTCTGGCTGCCGGACCCGAGGAAGTACGGCAAGCGGCGTGTGTTCACGTCGGACGCCGACGGGCTGTGGACGTCGTACCACCGGGGCAACTTCCCGGCCGGGTCGACCGTCACCGTCACCGGGAACGCTCCGAGCTACACGGTCGGAGGGCCGGACGGGAAGCGGTTCAAGGTGAGCGCGGAGCTGCGGCCTGGTGAGCCTCACCTGATCAACCTCTCGACCGGGCAGATCACCATCCGGGGGCAGGTCAAGTTCGGGGTGGTGTCGGTCGCTGACACGTGGACGGTCATCCCGAACACGTTGGTGGCGCACGCGATCGTCGCCGACGGCGGCGGCACGGCCAAGGCAGAGCATGCAGTGGAGGACACGTACATCTGATGTGGAGCGCATACCTCTGTGACACCGTCACCGGCGACCAGCTCGCCCGGCTCGACAGGACCGCCCTGCAGGCCATGACCTGGCAGCGGAAGCTGAACGCGATCGGGACGGGCAGCTGCACTCTGGCGATGGACGAGATCGGTTCCGGGTCGTCCATCGCCGCCCGTCGCGACGACCGGCGGAAGCTGCTCACCGCATGGTCACGCACCATCGCTCTCTGCTGGTCCGATGAGAAGAACACCGACGAGACGATCGTCTACGCCGGTGTCTTCACCAACCCCGCGGTTCAGCGGCAGGCGGGGACTGTCACCTTCGCGCACGCCGAGGGCCGCGAGTTCCTGAAGCGCCGCACGACACTCGGGACGACGGGCTACGAGCCGAAGCGTATCCAGACGTTCAAGAACGAGTCGCTGGCCTCGCTGGCCGGGCGCCTGATCCGCATGGCAACCGAGGGCCCACGGCCGAACTACGCGCTGCCCTGGGTCATGCCGGCGGTCGGCATGCCCGGTACTGAAGACCGGACATGGGCGGACTATAACCTCGCCACGATCGAGGAGGAGCTCGTCGAGGTGCAGGACGACGCCGGAGGCCCCGACATCGACTTCTTCGCGCGCTGGTCGCCGTCAGGACGCCTCGAGTGGGTACCCCGTGTCGGACGTCTCACCGGCCCGACGCTCGACTGGAATCTCACGGCGCCCGAGTCGAACCTGACCGGGTTCAACCTCGCCGGCAACAAGACCGAGCAGGCGAACGTCATCTATGCGAGTGGTGACGGGTCCGAGGTCAAGCTGCTCGTCCGCTCCGGATGGGCGACAACCGACGTCCCGGCACTCGAGCGGGTCGAATCGTTCAGCCAGCTGAAGAACGGCCGCACGCTGCAGAGCCATGCGGACGCCGAGGTGCTGGCGCGACAGGACCCGCCGTCCGACTGGCCCTTCAGCATCCGCGCCGACGGTGCGCCAGGCGTCCTCGACCTGGTGCTCGGGCAGCAGCACCGCGTCTACACGGCGGACGATCCCTGGATCTTCGACGGCTGGAAAGACGACCTCCGTCTCATCGGCTACTCCGGCGACCTCACCAACACGGTCGCCTTGCAACTGCAATAGGAAGGCGGCCCCGTGGGGAAGATCATCCGCGTCGACAGCGACGAGTTCGCCCGACTGCTCCGCCGAGTCGCCAAGCTCGAGAAGCGGTCACCCCTCGGCAACACGTCGGTGACCGGCGGCCAGACCGAGTTCAACGGCGACGAGTCAGTCGCCATCAACGGGTCCGGCCGCGTGACCGGGACACTCCGCGTCGACGGCACCGAGGTCGTCGACGGCCGACTCATCGTCAACGGCACCCTTGAGGTCGCCGGCAGCGCCGAGTTCACCGGCCCGCTCTCGGTACAGGGGGAGCTGCGCATCACCGGCAGCACGACGTTCATCGGGCCGCTGCGCCTCGAGGGCGAGTCCACGATCATCGGCACGATGACGATCGAGGGCGACCTCAACATCACGGGCGGGACCACGATCAGTGGCCCGCTCGAGGTCACCGGGGATGTCACCTTCACGGGCAAGACCGTGTTGAACGGCGAGACCGAGCTGAACGGCGACGCGAAGCTGACCGGCGACCTCGACGTCGTCGACGACGGCGTCATCACTGTCGCGAAGATGAAGATCGGTCCGGCCTACAACGGCGGCGACGGCGGCATCTACTCCGACGGCACGTTCTACCTCGGCGCCGAGGAGCGGGTCCTGATCCAGGTCGTCGAGACGATCACGCTCATCTCCGGCGACGGGATCACGTTCCGCGGTGGCCCGCACACGTTCGCCGGCGAGGGCGTCCGCATCCTGAATATCGCCGAAGTCCCCGCGGACTCGACCGGCTGGTCTCAGCTGCTGATCAACAACCAGTCCGGGCTCATCGCCCGCGCCACCTAGGAGGCCCGCATGCCGCTCGTCACTGGCACTCTGACCGACTTCAACCTGAACCCGCTGACTGCGTTGCAGCCTGAGCTGACGTTCGTGCCGTCGGGTGCGGCGACGAAGAACGGCCGCCTGTTCTCAGCCCGCCCCATCAGCATCAGGCCGGAACCGTCCGGGTACTTCTCGATCGAACTCGCATCCACCGACGGCACCACGCCCGAAACCTGGTACGTGGTCATCGTCCGCTTCCTCGACGGCAGCGGCAACGCCGACTATCTGCGCTGGAAACTCCGCGTGCCGATCGCAGGGGGTCAAATCGGCCAGCTGCTCGAGGCGCCGACCAACCCCGGGCTCGTCTGGTTCGGCCCCAACCCGCCCCCCGGAACTCCGGTGCGCGGCACGGGATGGATCAAGACCGACGACAACCCGCCGACCTACAACGAATGGACGTGACCGATGGTCTGGGAAGAAAAGGCACGCCTCGCGATCGCGAACGACATCGTCATGTCCGAGGAGCTGCGCCGGGAGACGTCGCGATCGCGCGCCGCGGCGCAGGAGATCATGGACCCCCTGGTCGCGGCGTCTCTCGCGAAGAGCGATGTCCCGGCGCAGGCAGCGAAGACAGCCGTCGCTGGCGAGCTCGCAGGCTCCCGCGTGGCGCGCTACGCACCGCAGGACGCAGCGAAGGTCCTCGGGCTGTCGACCACCGGGCTCGCGTCCGACGCCGTCCTTCGGGCCCAGCAGCTCGCCGACGACAACGCCAACGTCTGGCTTATCCAGACCGACACAGGGCAGCAGCTGTTCCGCATCAACAGCTCCGACGGCACCGTCGACGCGATGATGAGCAAGTGGTCGATCGACTACATCGCCGAGACCATGACGTCCCGCTGGGACGGAGCCATCACCGAGTGGTGGTGCAACATGGTCTGCGAGGACCCGAAGAACAACCGGGTCATCGTCGGCGCCATGGACGAGCTCGGCAAGCACTACCTGATCGAGGCTCGCCCCGGCGCCCCGCTCCGTGGTGTCGCGGTGACTTCGACGGCGATCGCTGACGACCACAACCTCGGCGGCGTCGTCATCCTCCCGGACGGGTCGCTGACGTACGTCTACAACCAGCACAACCAGGCGAACAACCTGTACGCGATCCTCGGCGACCCGGACGGCTCGATCGACTCGCTCGCGCGGAACCCCGTCGTCACGATCCCGGGCGGCGGGCTGATCAGCTACAACCAGCTGACCCTCATCGAGAAGAACAGCACGACGGCGCGCGCGGAGGTCTACGCGGCGACGCGCAGGGACACGGACACGTGGGGCATGATCAAGCTCACCTACGACCTGGCGGCCCGCACGATCACGTCCGGGAGCTACCTCGGGTTCTTCTCGTCTCCCGGGCAGCAGTGCTACACCCACGTCGGGCCGTCGTACAAGAACACCGCGGGGCAGCAGGTCGTGCCCTGCGTGATCGGCTACAACCCGGAGGCTGCACGTCGGCAGAACCCGGACCTGTACCGGCTCACGATCAACCTCGAGACCGGCGAGATCCGCTACGCGAACGACGCCACGGTGGGGCAGCTCGGCACGGCGCGCCTCTTCTCGGAGTTCACGCCGGCGATCAACCGCCTCGCGGCCGACTGGTCACGACGGTTGTTCTACGGCGCCCGCGACGTCGTCCTCTACGCGGAGGGCCCGATCGCGTCCCCCGATGACTGGACGTACTACGCGGCGTTCTTCGCGGCCGATGGAACGTACACCAGGACGTCGTTCGGGCGTGCCGGGAAGCGGACCGGGTACCGGCCGGACTCGAACTACCTGCCCGGTATGACGCTGCAGTGGAGCCAGAACGGCCTCGTGATCTGCCTCGCCCGCGAGGCCTACGGCACGTACACGGTCGAGGTTTGGAAGCGCGGCCGAGACGGCACGTGGGCGTCGACGACGATCTACACGTCGACCGCGTACCCGGCGATGCGGCCTTACTGGGCTGGCCCGATGGGCTGGCTGTTCAACGAGGTCGTCTACTACCCGACGGACGACTACATCGGAGCGAAAGCGAATCTGCGGTTCGTGCAGGAAGGGACGAAGCGATGACGGGTACACGGATCTTCACGGGCCCACGGATCGCGAACCCGCGGCTGCCGGGGGCGAAGGGTGTGGTGGGGCTGTTCGACGGGCTGATGCCGAACGGCGGCTACGCGCAGGCGTCGTACGTCGAGGGCTGGAATCGCGCCGACGGGTACGAGGTCGAGGTCGTGTTTCGAACCCCGGCCACGCCGCAGTCGTACGAAATCGCTCGCCGATACCAGGACGGCAAGGGCTGGTTCCTCCGGGTCACGGCGGCTGGCGACATCAGCCTCTCGACCGGGTTCGGGGCCAACACGGTCCTGACGAACTACTCGACGACTTCGGGGCCGCTCAAGGACTCGTGGGGTGGGAAGCTCATCGGCGTGCGTGTGCGCGTCGACACGATCGCGAAGAAGCTGCGCCGCTGGTACGCCGCCGACGGTGCCACGTTCGTCGAGCTCGGCACCGGAAGCACCATCGGCGACGCCGACGCGGCCAAGGGTGTGCAGGCCACCCTGGCGCCGTTCGTCGTCCCTTCCGGGGCGACGGCGCAGAACGGTGTCACGAACGTGCGCTCCGCGGTCATCCGCCCGCTGGTCGGTGACTCGATCATCGGCGTCACGTTCGGGACGACCTGGCCGCCATACACGACCCGGTACGACAGCCCGTCCGGGTCCGTGTGGACCGTCGTCGGTGGCGCATTCATCGCGTCGACCACGGTCCCGTCGCCCATCTAGAGCACCACCCCCACCTGACGAGAGCCCCGCCACCGTGCGGGGCTCTCGTCGTTCCCGAGGAGGAACGCATGACCCTCTACTCCGTCGGTACGTCCAGCTACGGTGCCCTCCGCGGCATCGTCCAGTACGTGCTCACCCTCGCGGTCGCACTGCAGGTGCGGTCTCTGATCGAGGAGTCGCGGTCCGTCTTCGCAGGCGGCGCCATCCTGTCGGTGAACGAGGGCATCCGCTCCCGCCCCCGACAGACGATGCTCCGACGAGCGTGGGAGGCCTACCTCCGGGGTGGCCCGTGGGCTGCTCTGGCCGCGCTCGAGTTCACATCGACGCACGACTGGACCCGCGGATCGGCGATCGACTTCGGCGTCACGCTGCCCGACGGCCGCAACCGAGCCCTGACGATGTCCGAGCACGCCTGGGTCGTCTCCCGCGGCCGGCAGCGCGGCATCATCTGGACCGGCGGCGACCCGACCTTCATGCGCCCCGCCGAGCTCTGGCACTTCAACGTCTACCCCGAGCGCGCCACCATCGCGCCAATCGACTTCACCCCCGCCCAGACCCCCATCCCCAAGGAGTTCGACATGCCCCTCGTCGTCCGCGCCACCCAGTCCGGCATCGTCCCGGCCACCACCAAGCTGCTCGTCGAGATCGGCAAGTCGCACACCGTCTCGTCGACGACCGTCCGTGCGCTCGGCATGACCGAGTCCGACATCTACGGCGCCGACGACCGGACCCTCGCCTCGATCCTCCGCGACCACGCCATCCCGGCGGAGCGTGCCGCGGACTACAACGTCGCCAACGCGATCGACACGAAGCACGTCGGCTACCTCGGCAAGATCGCGAGCAAAGTCGGCGTCGACCTGCACGCGAGGGGCTGACCCGTGATCGCCACCGATCCGAACCGGCGCCGGCTTCGATGGGAACGCACCATCTGGGTGCTCGACCTCCTGGCCTATGGGTTCCTCGCCTTCAGCGGCTGGGCGGCCCTCTTCTCGCCCAGCGCGTACATCGTCCGCGAGGTGCAGCTCGAGTGGGTCATCCTCGTCTGGGGGCTGCTCCTCGCCGTCGGTAGCACCGTCGCCCTCATCGGTCGACTCGTCCGGCTCTGGGCGGTGGAGATCGTCGCGAACGTCGCCGCGTGGTCGGGGGCAGCGATCTACGCCTACATCGTCGGTGGCGCAGTCGTCAACGGTTCGTCGCTCGTGCTCTTCGGGTTCGTCCTGGCGGCCCTTGTGTCCGCGTTTCGCCGTTACGCCGAGCTGCACATCTTCACCAGCGAACCCGGGCTCGACTCGTTCAGCAAGAGGGTGGCCGCGCTTCTGCGGCGACGCACGGAGTACGCCGTCCGGCGCAAGCACTACTAGGGGGCGCAGTGCTCGACACCACCACCATCGCGGCACTCGGTGGACTCACCGGCCTCGCTCTCCTGCTGAAGGAATTCGTCAGCGCGCTCGGCGCCGTCCGCAGCGGCGTCTCCGCCCGGGAGGGCAAGCGCAAGAGCGACATCGTGCAGCAGCGCGACGAGGCGATCGCCCGGGCGAAGAGCGAGACCGCACGCGCCGACGACGAGCTCGCAAAGCGCCGAGTCGCCGACGAGTACGCGGCACGGCTGCGACTGCAGCTGGTCAAGAACGGCATCGACCCCGGCGACGCACCTGCCGTCGACCGGACCATCCCCAAGGCCTAGGAGGCGACCCATGTCGCACGTCGACACCAGCAACGTCCAGGAGATCTGGTTCAAGACGCAGCGCGTGCTGCGCACGATCGTCGCCGCCGGCATCCCGGCGTTCCTGTCGATCGCCGTCGTCCTGCCGCTGATCATCGACGCTCTCGGCCTGCCCGTGAGCTCGGCGCTCTACGGCTGGCTCGTCGGCGTCGCCGCGGGCGTGACCGCCGTGGCCGGAGCGATCACCCGAGTGATGGCCATCCCGGCCGTGAATCGGTGGCTGGTACACGTCGGCCTCGGTTCCGTCCCTCGCACCGCAGCCACCAACACCTGACACCGCTACACACGAAGACCCCCGCACCCTCCCTCGTGGAGTGGTGCGGGGGTCTTTTCGTCGTTCCCGAGCTACGCGTCGACGCGGTCCCGCTCGCGCGGCGTGGAGACGTGGGAGATGCGTCGACGCAGCTTCCCGAACGGGCGCTCGATCGCGAGGTGGATGACGTACGCGGTACCCAACGACGCGGCGAACGTGAGGGCGGCGACCAGCCACCGGTTCGTGTCGGCGAGGTGCTCGTCGGCCCAGAGGATGAAGTACCGGTGGACGAGGTAGAACGAGTAGGACATGACGCCGAGGAACGCGATGGGCTTCCAGTTGAGGACGCGGCCCGCGATCGACTTTGGGAAGCTGACGACCGCGGTGAGAAGGACCCACACGAGGAGCGCCTGCACGGTCAGGACGATGGGCTGCCAGGAGTCGCCTGCGCGCTGCGTGACGTAGAGCCCTACGACGGCGATGGGGATGCCGACCCACACCCAGAGTTTGCGGTGACCGCGGATCTTGTCGAGGAAGGGATTAGCGACGATCGCGAGGACGCAGCCCCAGAGGATGCTGTCGGCGCGGGTGTCGGTCCCCATGTAGATGCGGTTGAAGTAGTCGACGCCGAGGCCGTAGCTGAGGTAGGCACGCCACCCGAGGATGACGAGGCAGAGCGCGGCGAGGATGAGTCCCTGGTGCATTCGGTTCGGGACCCACTTCCGCAGGGCGACGTAGATGAGCGGGAAGAACAGGTAGAAGTGCTCCTCGACGGCGAGAGACCAGAGGACTCGCATCGCCTTGGGGACGCCGGTGCCGTCGAAGATCAGCCAGTAGTTCGTGACCTGCAGCCCGGATGCGGTGATGCCGGCCGGCGAGACGTCGCCGGGGACAATGCCCGCCATGGTGACGAGTATGCCGACGATGATCACGAGATACAGCGCGGGCCAGATGCGGAAGATGCGGCGGAGGTAGAAGTCGCGGATGTTGATCGAGCCGCGGCGGTCAGCTTCCATGCGGAGCAGCGTGGTGATGAGGTAGCCGCTGAGGAAGAAGAAGATGGTGACGCCGAGGCTGGGCCTGATGTAGGCCGGGAGCCGCTCGGAATGTCCGACGAACACGAGCAGGATCGACACTGCGCGGATGCCGTCGAGCGATGGTATGTGGTTGCGTCCCCCGGTACTCACCCGCGCAGTCTAGAGCTTCTGGCGACTCACGAACCATTCGAGGCAGGCGAGCGGCCCCTCACGGGTTGCGTGACGCGCCTCGTCGTCGTGCACGACCCAGCCATCGTGCAGGTCCCGGTAGACGCTGTGGCCGTCCTCGAACCCTGGCCGGTCCCGGCGGATCTCGTAGATGACAGGCTGCGGGGTCCGAGCCGCGGCCTGCAGCGTGTACTCGCCGACCCGGAACCGCTCCGTGAGGTTCATACCCGTCTCAGCTTGCTGCACCGCACGGGCGCGCTTGTCGGGTTGGACGGCCATGCGCCGAAGGATACGGCCAGCCCCTGACAGCGGCGTGCCGCAACGAAGAAGCCCCCGGATGACCGACTGGTCATCCGGGGGCTTTCTGTCGTCTTAGACGCGCTTCTCGCGGCGCTTTATCTTGCCGTTCGGCTTCAGTGTGTAGGTCGTCACGACCCCGGAGTTGCGACCGAGGCTGAGGATGCCGAGTACGAGCACCAGGCCGAGGCTGATGATGACGAGGGTCAGGACGAAGAGGAAGCCGAGGCAGCCCATGCGTGGCTTGTGGAACGTGACGACCTGCGTCTCGTCGGCGTGCCGGATCTCGTGGCCGGAGCGGATGGCCTTGTCGAAGACGCGGGCGAGGGCTGGGTTCCGTGGGCGGTCCGGCATGCCGTCCACCCTAGGCAGCGGGGACCTGTTCCACAGGCCCCCGAATGCGGGCTGCCCTCCGTGTGCCATCCGAGGCCATCGAGCCCGGAACGAGGAGAAGCCCGGATCGTTGTAGATCCGGGCTTCTTGGGGGTGGAGCTAAGGGGATTCGAACCCCTGACCTTCTCATTGCGAACGAGACGCGCTACCAACTGCGCCATAGCCCCGGAAACTGCTCTGCAACGATAGCACCCCCGCAGCGGCGCTTCGACCCCGACCGCTCAGACGGCGCGGCGACGCGCGAGAGCCTCGTCGAGCCGGAAGCTGGGCTCGCCGAGGTCGCCGACGATGCCCATCCGGGCGAAGCGGCTGTCGACCGCAGGAGGCGCGGGCTCGGCAGCAGGGGCGGCCTGCGCCGCCGGGGCGGTCGCCTCCGCCGTCGCCGCCGGACGCTCGCGCTCCGGGCGCTTCGCGGGGGCGTTCAGGGCCGCCTCGGCTCGGGCCGCCTGACGGAGCGCGTCGAGCTGCGCCTCGCGGAGGGCCTGCACCGAACGGGCCGCCTCGGCCTGGAGATCGGGCTCGATGTCGGTGCGGGCCGAGGCGGCCGCGCGCGGCGACATGCCCGTGCCCGCGACGGCGCGCTGACGCCCGCGGCGGAGGTAGAGCGGCGTGGGGACGGGGACGGGGGTCCACTGTCGTGACGCCGTCTGCCGACCCTCGCGCGCCTCCTCGGTGCCCGTCGCCTCGTCGGCGGTGTCGGCGAAGTCGCGGAACGGCTGCGACACCCGCGGCTCGGCGACGACCTGACGACGCGACCGTGCCCGCGAGACGGCGGCGAGCTGGGAGAGCATCGTGACCGCGACGGCCCCGAAGACGAGACCTGCGACCCCGAGCAGCCACGCCGCCTGCAGATTCAGCACGGCGACCGCGATGGCCACGACGCTGAGCACGAGCGTGGCGGTCGAGACCAGTCGCGACCGACGCAGACGGCGTGCCGCGAGGGCGGGGTCGCGGTCGGCGGCGGACAGCTTCGGACCGGCGGCGGCCAGCTCGCGGGTGATCGCACGCTGCCTCGCGGCCTCGTGCGCCCGGCGCAGGGCCTCGCGCCGCGCCTCCTCGTC